ATTGTTGAAGGGTGGCATAAGAAAGACAACAAGTGGGTTAGCAGAATAGTAGACATCAGTTAAGGAGATTGATATGAGCAAACAAAGAAGTAATTACACAGCAGAAGAACTGGAAGTGTTTAAACAGCGAACTATAGATTTTATACAAAAGCAACCTAATGCTAATAGGTCAAGGATTTCAAAGTATGCAGGGGTTGGTATTTCTGTTTTAGAGAAACTAGAGAAAACTGGTGCGTTTAAACTACCTAAACCTTTAAATGCAAAACAGGTACGCAAGACACATGACTGGGGAAATATGCTAGGAAGCCTTAAATGAGAATAGAACGCCTTATGGTGTTACTAGAAGACTGGTCTTTTTTTATGCAACATGATAACAACAGACTGGGCTATCCTAGTAAATCTCTAGGAATAGCAAGTGGGGGTGACTCCTCCCAAGCGTTTGATGATATGTGCGACAAGGCTAACGCTGATAACATAAGAACAATCAATGCCATTATTAACAGCCTTGATAAAGAGCAACGTGATGCTGTCTATGCTAGATGGTTAGGCAGTAAGAAGCCTATGTACTATGAGTTAAAGCTAGATTTAGCTATGGATAACTTATTAACAATGGCAGGTAGGAGGATTTATGCTTAATCTAAATTTAGATGAAGACGTGTTTGCACACTCTGTTCAATTTAACCAAGAAAATAATATTGGATTAAGAGGTCATGCTGACGGAAGTCAAGAGGAACAGCTAACAGGGATTCTTGGGCAGAACATGATATTTCATGCTTTAGGATTACCTTTAATGAAGCCTGAAGGATTTGATGGTGGAGTAGATATGCGTTTAAACGGCAAGTCTATTGACATAAAGACTATGGGAAGAAAAGTATACCCAAAGAATTATTACGTTAACAACTTAATAGCAAGCCAATTAAAGTACGGAGTTGATGCTTATTTGTTTTGTAGTTACAATAAACTTTCTGATGTTTTGACTGTGTGTGGCTGGATAGACAAAGATAACTTTAAAGAAAAAGCTAATTTTTATAGGGAAGGTGATATAAGAACAAGAAGCAATGGAACAACTTTTGTAACTAAAGCTGACCTCTATGAAATAGAGAACAAAGACTTATTCCCTGTTAACAGCCTTAATGATATAAAAAGGGTAGGTTACCCCTCAAGTGCATAAAGAAAAGCTCACCACGAGCCTCCTGACAAGCCAGGACAAGTGTTTAATCGTCTAAATCAGGCACATTAGCATAGATACTGTCAATAATAAGCTCTACAGAAGAGCCATCATCTAAATAAATAACCATGCTGTCTTCACCATATACTACATCAACTGCATCAATCGTTTTACCGACTATATGCTTTGATATATCTTGTATATTCATGTCAACTTCCTTTAAGTGTTGGTAACCAAGTGAGAGTATTTTTGTCTGTCTTTTGGCTTGAGTTTTTTGCAAGAATTTTGTCCTAAATACTTAATAGCGTTTTTTAATGACTCTATGTTGTCTTTAAAACATCCCAATGCTTTATTGCATTGAGCACATAGCAGTCCCCTTATCTCACCTGTATCATGGCAGTGGTCTATTACGCCTTGATTGCCTGCTAGCTTTCCTTTCTTCTTTACCTTGCATTTACATATAGTGCACGTATGACTAAAGTCTTTAAAAAACTCATCTCTTTGCTTTAAGGTTAAGTTGTATGTTTTTTTATAGTAATTTTTTCTGGAAGATGTTTGCTTTTTAACTTTATTTTCTTGATACCATTTAGCTGATTTAGCCTTATGACAGGGAATACATAGCCCCTCACTCTTGTAAAAATTGTCGGTGTGTTCCTTACAAGTTCGGCAAGTTATCTTCATGGTTTCTGGTAAATCATTGCCCCTTCGCCATTAATAATTAACGCTTGTTTTCTAGGAGTTCCGCCATCTTCAACGAAAGATATATGCACCCACCTATCATACTCCAGGATAACCTGGTCATAAGGAATATCGGAGCTAACAATAGCAAAAACAACATCCGAAGGAGTACCATAAGCGTTAGATGTAAAGTCACAAGCCAGACCTTGAGTGTGTTGAGAGGTTCGTTTGCTGCCCAATAAATCGTTAAGTTTAATACAGCGATAACCAGAAGAAATATGTACGGGTGCATTAAGTAAGTTTCTAACATCTTCCATTCCATTTGCTAGTACGCATAAGTTGTCCAGTAGTCCTTCATGAGGAGTATTGTCTATACCTTTCCTTGCAGCTGTTTGGCTAAAGGTAAACTCTTCTAATGTAAAGTGAGGCGTTAGCCTTGTCATTTAGTTAATCCGTTTTTCTTTTCATATGAACGTAAGCCGCCTAATCCTAGCATACCCATTAAGACTGGTAACATAGTAGCTGTATCAGCCTGTGGAACTATTATACCTAATGGATGTAGCAATGGCGATACAAGAAAGTTAATTAAAAATCCTGCAACACATACCCATCCTACTGCTGGTCGCCATCCTGCTTGAAACCATCTGCCTTTAGCATCTTCTTGGTTCACCGCTATCTGTGCTATGGCTATCTCATGAGCCTGCTTCTCTGCTAGTGTAGATATTTCAAAGGCTAGCTTTTGTTTAGTGTCGGCATCAGGTATAAACTTATCTAGTATTGCTGCGACTGGTGCTATAAGAGCTGATAACATTAGTAAATCCATCCATATAATATACAAGCAAGAATAGGGCTAATAGGTAGCACCGCTAGTAGGGTTAGTATTGCTGCAAAAGTTTTACGCGTGAACAAGAAGTGCATAGCAGTAGCTCCATAATAATACGATTGCAAAACAAATAATGACGGTAGTTTCTTTCATAGCCCGCCTAAACTAATTAATACTTTTATTAATAGGAATACGATGCCTGCAAATACTGCCATAATAATCTTTTCCATCCTAGCAAGTCTTGCATTAATGCCTTCGTAACGAATGGCACAAACTTCTTCATGCGTGTTTAAATCTGCTTCTACTTTGTTTACGTGATTAGTTGATGCCATTAGTTTCCCTTCGGTGCGTTATATAAATTGATTGGGGGTAGTGTAAGTTCTTGCCACATTATTCTTCCTCTGGCAATCTTGGTGAAAGCAACGAACTTAATCCAGCTGCATTTACATTTCTTTGGCTTGGAGTTAAGCGTGGTAACTGTAATAAACCTCTTAACCCTTCTGGACCTGGTTGATTTAGTTGTGAAGAACGCAATGCTTGTTGAGTTTTTGGTGTAAATAAATATTTAGCTGCTTGATATTTTGAAATTGTTGGCACTGCAAGCAAGGGATTTCCAGTAATTACTCCGTAAGTAGACAGACCAATATCAAGAACAGTAAATGGTGGTTGTTGTATTGACTTGGGAACTCCAGATATATCCTTATATCCTTTATACATTTTAGCAACTGACTGTATGTTTTTATCAATTAACCTTTTATCGTATGCTAACCTTGATATAACTTTTGCATCTACATTTCCAGAAACATCATTTAATGCTTTTTGTACTAAATGTGCTTTAGCTATTTGAGTTCTTGCTTTTTTTAACTCTGGAATTAAGTCTGGTTTATTATTGTAGTTTGCTATATCTATTAACTCATCCTCTAATTTTTCAATTTTTTTATCTAATAATATAGCTTTTTTTCTAGTTTCTGGGTTACCTTCTCTTTTAAAGTAATTCCATTCAGCAGTAGAGTCATATCTTGTAGATTTTAAATCTTCTAAAATCTCTTTACCATCTCTATATTGCTTAATAACAACATCATCTGCTTTACCAGTAACTTGAATTGGCTTGCCTTTAGAGTCTAATATTCCTGTATCTCTTATGCTTTCAACTTTTTTTGTTACAGGTGGTCTTGCGGGTAAATCATCTATTTGTCCATAAACCTTTCCATTTTGCCTTCTTATTTTATCTAACAAATCAAAATCTAATGGTGTGTCATCAGAAACACCCAAATATTTTCTTGTAAGTTTGTTTGTTATTTTTTGATTAGCTTCTTTAGCTATTTCAGCAGCTTTTGAAGTTCCAATAGAAGACTCTTTTAATTTATCTATTGTTCTTGCATTAGAAATTTGACTTGGAATAAACTGATATCCTTCATCAGATAATTGTTTATATTTTTTATTTGTATTAAGATTTAGATTAAATTCTTTTAACTTTTCTTGAAAAGGTTTATTTACAAACTTTTGTATTTTTTCATTAACTCTAACTGTAAGGTTAGGGGAGGTAGCTTTGGATAAATTAGAAAATTGTGAAAGTGCTGGCAATGCTTCTAAATTTTCAGTAACACTTTTATAATATTCTTTACCTTTTTGAGTTGGCTCATAGCTTAAAGGAGATTCTTGAAATCTTTGGCTAAATGGTACGTCAACTTTGCCAAAATCTTTTGTTTGTAAATAGTCAGTTGCAGTTCCTAACCCAGCATACGCAGCTGAAGCTAAATCACTTGTCATTTTTAATGGAACTTCACCTATAGCTGCTGCTACTTTTAAAGGAGATTCTTGAGCAATTTCTTCTTGAGTTACTCTTGATTTATATGGTTTAGATGCTCCACCAGATAATACATCTGCTAAAGTATTAATACTTTGTTTAAACGTCCCAAGTTCTCTTGTTTGCCTGCCATCATCTGCACTAGGAGTTGGAATAGTAGGGTCTGATGAATTTCTTAAAAGCATTAATCCTTGATTAGAAATTTTAGATAAATCTTTATTTCTTAATGCTAATAAATCATCGTTACTAAATGCTGATAAATCCATACCCATTAGTTTATCCCCCTTCTTTTCATTTCTGCATCAATATCAGAAATTGGTATTCCAGATATAGGTGAGGAATTTGTTGTAACATTATTGTTTTCAGATGCAATAGCTTGTGGAGAAGTAGCTCCATAGAATGAATCAGGGTCAATGTTTAATAAATCTTTTCTTTTAAATCCTTTAGCACCATAACCACTATCTATTTGGCTATTATATAAATCAAGTTTATCTTTATATAAATAATATTTGTTTGAAAGAATTTCACCAACTGCTCTCTTAACAACTTCAGGATTATTAAACATAGTTGCTGGGTCGCCACCCAATCTTTTAACAATCCTTAAAGCATCTTGTTCAGTCATAACACCACCACCAACAGTTTCTAAACGAAGTTGCCCTAATAAACCTTGCATACGACCTTCATTTAATCTTTGTATTAATTCTTTTTCAGTATATTCTGAA